TATCATAAATTTTAATTTCACCATCCGCAGCACTAGATTGACACTGTATAGATTTAATTCTTATAGGACCAAGGTTGGCAGCTGAGCCTCCGATAAATCCTTGTAATCGACCATCACTTGATAAAGCTACCGACGCTTTTACATTTCCTATGCTATGCATAATATTTTCTCCTAAAACATGTGGGCCCGAAGGCCCACATTAACGTTAATTTTATTGATCTGCAAATGCAGGTACATCCGCACCTTCTTGGTAACCCCAGATATAGTAATTAGTACTATCTTTAGCTAAAATATTAATTTCGAACAAACCAAAGTCTGTAAGAGTTAAGCTTGAGTTAGAGTTTCCATCTGAATATACAGATACGTTATCAGCATTAGAATCTAAGTGAACAATACCACCAATGAAGAAATTAGTATTTCCTGGTGTTAGAATAATTAGGTTCTCTGCTTCTTCTGCTGCGCCGCCATAAATAAGTTTATAGCATTGACCCGCAACTGGAGCTGGTAAAGTTATAGTTCTGTTAGCTGCTAGTGCAGGAACTACAAGTGTTCTTCCACTATGTGTTGCAGCATCAAGAGTTTTATTTTCATCCCCCAACGCTACAGGTGCATCACCCATAGTGATAATTTCAGTAATCGCTCCCGTAGTCGCGTTCTTACTGACAGTTTTAACTGTACTTTCAGATCTTAAAGGACCTGTAAAAGTTGTTTTTGCCATAATTGGTCTCCTTTTCCGTCAACACAGTCTGAGACGTTGTCTACTGCACGAGTCTGTGGTGACTATTAATAAATATGCAGTGTGTGAATTATACTCTTTTAATATGGTGATTGCAAATAAAAAGGGGCGCCGAAGCGCCCCTTCTAAGTTCTTTATTGAAAAGAATTATTACGCTCCTTCAGAAGCAAACATTCCTCTCCAATCAGAGAAACCAAAGCTGTAACGCTCTCTAGCCTTGTATTTCATATTTCCTGTTTCAAAGTCGCCTTCCATAGAAGTAGCGATCGGTGATCTTTGGAAATGTTTCATACCGTTAGGCACATCAGTTTTGATAAAGAATGCGTCTGTATCAGTTAAGTAGTTATTTACTACATAACCTTCAGGAATCATTCCTTTTGATGCTAGTGCGTTGATGTCGTTATCAGCAGTTGCAGTTCTATTTGCAGATTTCATTAATCTTTCCGCAGTGAACTGTAGAGCTGAAGGTATGATCATCTTACGAGCTTTAGCAGCAACTTTTAGACCTCTGTCATCAGCAAACGCAGCAATATCAATCATTGCTTGTTCTAATGATGTTTCGTTAAGGTCAGAAGCTGTTTCTAGTTCGTTTCTTTGGTTACCAGATGTAGTTGGGTGAGCTGAAGAAAATAACTCAACGCCATCTCCACCTTTAAAGTTAGAGTCGAAACCGTTGTTTAAAACGTTTGCAGCTTTAACTTGTTTTGTATGAGCCATTGAACGTGCAAGCGCTTTCGTATAACGAGTACTGATCTTGTCGTAAAGGTTATCCTCTACAGCTTCTTCAGTAATCTGGAAAGCCAGTGCTACTGTTTCATGAGAGTAACGAGCTGTGAAAGACTCAGTTGCGCTATCAAAGTTAACAGAAGTACCTTCTGGTTTAACTGATGCAGAACCGAAGCCTGACAACATTACTTCTTCTTCGAAAGCTCTGTCAGAGTTTTCTGTGTCGAAGATTTCAGCGTGTTGATTCTCATAGCCTTGATATTCTAGTCCGAATAGTGCATTCAAACCAGGTTCCAACTCTTTTGCAAGTTGTGATCTATTTATAGCCATAGTTTAAATCCTCCCTATACGCCAGTTGTTAGTTTATACACATGCTCACCAGTGTTAAACACTACATACGCGTTAGCGTTTGCAGTTGCTGTATCACTGTTATCAGGATCTTTTGAGATTCCGATTTGCTTAAAACCACCTGATGTACCAGAAGTAGAAGTATCAATCTCAGAAGTTGATTGTCCAGTAATAGTGCTTCCACTAGTACCTACAAAATCAAAACCTGAATGATTCATAGCTGCTGTTCCAGTTCCATCATGTTGTGCTTCAAACACGATATGAGGGTCTGCGTAAACATACGCAACGATATCCGAAGCATTAGTGCTTGCTGGATAGAACGCTTTATATGTTGGTTTACTTGATGTCGGATCAGTATAAAAACAACCTCCAAAAACACCCAATTGCTGAGTGTCTCCAGCTGCTGCTTGCTCAATACCTCCGCCTGCCACTGCCTCTACAACTTGTCCGCTGAAGATGGAAGTGCCGTGGTTAGCTGCAATTGCATACTCTTCAGTACGAATCTCGCCACCACTTAAATGCCTTGTAGGTCTGAAACCAAAGGCTGCGTCTTTATTTGCCATAATTATAGTCCTCCTTAGACTAATAAATTATTAGTTATTGTTAATAATCCAATTTAATTTTGGCAATGAATAGTGTGTTAGAAACTAATCTTGTTTCTTGGCACCGCCAAAAGATACTCTTGTTTGCCTATTTGGATTGTCTATAGGCATACTAGGATGCTGCTCCCTTAACAAACTATTATCAACGGCTTGTTGTTGATCTGATGTTTGTTTTGCAAAATAAGCTTTACGCTCTTCTACAATTTCATTCGGTATTTTGGCTAGCAGTAATCCACCTACAGCAACAACGCCTTTATGTGCTCCGTCTTCAACAGTTGGGGCATCAAATCCTCCTAATTCTTCGAGTCTAACAAGTTCGTAACCTTCTCTAATACGAGAAGAAACGTTTTTCCTGTCTTCTTGACCCATGACTTCAGCTCGAATCCAACGATAATGAAATCCATCAGGGGCTTGTGGCGCGTCTAATCTAGATGGTGGTCGCCATGGCTGCCTTTTGGCAGTTTTATCTCTAGTTTGAGATGAGCGTGAGGTTCTTGTTTTATTTGTCATAATGCTTACTCCTTCACGTATTTAGCATATTCTTCTAATGGCACACCAAGTTTGGTCGCTATCGCAACTTGTGATGGTGTGAGTCTCACAGTGCGTTTTCCTTTTTTGGAAACTGATTTTACAGCAGGTGCTACAGTTTGGTCAACTGTTTTCTTGCTTTTTTCTGCTTCAAACTTATGTGGAAATTGTTCTCTAATTCTACGATCAACTTCATCATAATATTCATCAGATTTAGGATCATATCCTTCTTCTTCAACTAATTTTCTGTGAACAGCAAATGCTGTATACGTCATAGCCTCGTCCGCTCCAAACCATTCATTTTTAGCCGCCCAACTTTGAGCTTTAGCGTCGGGCTGTGGTGCAGGTTGTTCTGGCTGTTGATATTGTTGAGGTTGAGGTATTTCTTTTTGTTGTTGAAACTGTTGTGCTTGCTGCTCAAGTTGTTCTTTTTGAATTTTTGCACGTTCAGCATCAAGAGATGCACGAGCCAAAATACTTTGCGCTTCGGCTTGAGCATTCACGTCACCTTCCTCAATAGCTCTTTTTAATCTTAGTTTTGCTTCTTCAACTTGTGATGTTGAAGCCGTCTCAATAGATTGAACATAATGTTGATTAACGTTTGTTAGATTATTTTCAAGTTCTTGAGTTTTATTTTGTAGACCTTCAGCATATTTTAAAGCTGCCTCTTCTCGACGTTCTGCTTCACGAAGTTTGCCAACAAGTTTAGAAATTCTTTTGTTAACTTTTTCACTGTATTCTTCGTGCTCACCTTTGTCCGTTGACTTTGGTTCGTCTTCTGTTGCTTCTGGTTCAGGAGCAGCCTGTTCTTCAACTACTTCTTCCTGTTCCTCTACGGGATTTACTTTTGATTCTTCTAGTTCAATGTCAACGGAAGGCCCGCTGGTATCGATGTCGACGATCTTATCGTCTTGTATTTTTTCTGCCTCTGGCATGGTTCTTGTTCTCCATGGTTAATTATTGCAAGATGACTTACATGTGTAAGATGTCAGTCGGATCCTGTATTATAGCAAGTATTTCGTCATCATTCAAGAGTCTTAAATCACCTCCGTCAATTTTTAATCTTGAACCTGCATATCGTGCAAAGATCACCCAATCACCTTTTTTACACCAAGGTCCTTCAGGAAACTTAGCTGTATCTCCATACGCATCAGGGCCGGTGGCCACCACATAACCGCAAACGGTTGCTAACTGCTCTCTTTCACGTGTTTGATCGGACAAAATAACTCCACCTTTTGTACGTTCTGCGCCTAAATAAGGTAAAATTAAAATCCTCCAACCAGTGGGACGAGGTAATTTTTCAGCAATATCGCTGTCAATATTATTAGGGTCCAGGTATTTAGATTCTCTTGTTCCATATATTTCTTCTACTTTCTTTTGGTTTTTTTCTAATTCTTTAATTGTTTTTCCTTCTTCTGCAACTTTAAGTTTTTCTTTTTTTCTGGCTTTAGCCATGTGCGTGGGTAATATTAAATCACTCATCGTTTTGTTCTCCTTTTTTTAAGATCTCTTTTATCTCATCTTCTATCTCTTCTAAGATACGATATTGACCAATCATAAAATTATAATCAGCTCTTTCTGTCGTGCTACCTTGCATAACAAAATCTGTAGTCTTTTGTTTTTTGTCGCGAATGATACGAAGTATCTTATCGCTCAACCATAGTCCGTCCATTACTTTATAGTTCTGATCTTATTTCTTTATATTTCTTTAATATACCACCAATGCCGTCATTTGCAACCCCATCTTCAATAATCATCATGCCGCCATCCATCATGCCAACACGATTGCCTTCTGAGTCAGAGTAAATTTTATTGCCTTCATTATCAATTGTGAAACCTAATTCGTTACTAAGAGGAATTAAATTACCGCCAGTGTTTGGTGGTCCACCTACGCTTGGTAACGGAATAACTGGACCGGGTAAGTTAACTCCAGGTCCTGTGTAAGTTCCTCCGCCTCCAGGACCAGGTGTAAATACGCCTCCACTAATTGGTTTGGGTTTTGGATTAATAGGATAAGGACTAATCGGAAAAGGAAAACTGCTTCCGCCCCCACCTCCACCTGTTGGTGGTTTTTTGATTGGTGTTGGACCTACAATAGGCAAAGGAACAATGGGTCCTGTTATTGGCCCAGGAGGTTTAGTTCCAGGTCCTGTAAAAGTGCTTCCGGGAGCTGATGCAAGACCTAATTGATAAGACATCATTTGATAAGGGTCTTTTGACATTAAAGGTTTATCTGGCCCTGTTTCAACTCCTAATAGTTCAGCGTCAGTTGCATCTCTCATAGATAACTTAAGTAAATCACGAATTGGAATTTGATTTGTTTTACTATAAGGACGAGGGTCTGCTTTAGTTTCAATAGGCATTACATTTTTAGCAGCAAAAATACTTTGGTCAGGTCCACCAG